AATTACTGAGCAAATCTTTGATAATAATTATCTCTATGGATTTAGAGAATACTGGAAACATACTTATCTTGGGCAGTTTATTATCTACTTTACCTTTAATAATTAAATCAAAGGTTGTTGAAATTGGTGAAAATGTACATTATCTTTTAATATAAATTAAATATACTTACTTAATATCTTACTTAATAAAAATATGAACTTTACTGTTTATTCTAAAGACAATTGCCCATATTGTTACAAAGTCAAACAAGTATTAGAGTTGACGGGAAGTAACTTTGTGGTGTATAATCTTAATGAGCACTTCACCAAAGACGAATTTTATGCTGAGTTTGGTGAAGGAACTACATTCCCTCAAGTTATCTGTGATAATCAAAAATTGGGTGGATGTACTGACACTGTAAAATTCTTGAAAGAGAAACAAATTGTCTGATACAAACATAAATAACTCTAACCACAGGAATCGTGGTGTTGAACTTATTCTTAATGGAGGAAAAAGAAAGCAGACTCAACCATTCCATCTCATTTTTGAGAAGATAGTTTGCTTTCTGAATCGGGAAGTAACTATCTATTTTGAATTTTCCTTAAAATCAAGGAAGAAAAAAGTAGTTTCCCGGAGAAAAAGAAATGTTAGCAGTTAGTTTAGTCCTAGGTTCATTTCTAACCATATTGTTTCTTATAGTGGGACTTGTAATTGGTTGGGTTGCTAGAGAATATATGATGACTCATCAAGAAGGCCCAAAACAAATTGCATATCATCCAGAGTTTTATAACAAAGATGGTGATTTGATTGATGAGGAGATTGTATCTGTTAGATTTGAACCGGGATACTTTGATGATGATTTTGAAATGGAAGATGTAGAAGACGAAGAATAATATCAAAATAAATATCACTAATAGTATTCAATATCTTGTAAAACTATGACTACGACTACGAAAGCAAAAACAACTACAAAAAAAACTACAGCAAAACCAAAGGTTGCAGAGGTACAAATTCCAGATCTTCCCTCTAATCCTTTTGTTTTTGAAATTTTGAATGTTGTTACAAAACAAAGAACTAACGCTAAAAAAATTGAAGCATTAAAAAAGTTTGAACATCCATGCCTCAAAGCAATTTTTATTTGGAACTTTGATGAATCTGTAGTTTCTATGCTTCCTCCTGGAGATGTTCCTTATGCTGGTGTAGATGAAATGGATTCATTTAAGGGAACTCTAAGTGAAAAAATTTCAGATGCTGTAGAAAAAATGGGAGAACTTGGATCTAATTCTTTAGGTTCTCAGGATCAAGGATTCTCTTCAATTCGTAAAGAATATGATAAATTTTATAATTTCGTAAAGGGTGGTAATGACGGTCTCAGTTCAATGCGTAGAGAGACGATGTTTATTAATCTTCTTCAAGGTCTTCATCCTCTTGAAGCAGAAATTATTTGTCTTGTAAAAGATAAGCAACTTCAAACCAAATATAAAATTACAAAAGAAATTATTGCTGAAGCATATCCAGATATTCATTGGGGAGGTCGTTCGTGAGTCAAGTTCGTGATGTAATTCAAACACCACAAAATACGGAAAAGCATATGGATCATTGGACACCAGCAGAAAAAGAAACCTGTAAGTCACGATACGGTTGTGACATCATGATTGAAAATGGTTCGTATGCTGAGGTCTGTACTAAAGATGCTCCTAATGATGCTTACATTATCAAATATATGGTAGATGATAAGATTTGCTTTGACCTTACCCGTGGTGGAAGAGTTAAATTATTTGATATGTATTGGGATAAGTTTCGTGAAAATCTAAAGAGTATTGACTTTGGATACGGAAGAGTCAATCCAAAACTCTGGGGTTATAAGTCTCCTGAAAAGAAAAAGAGAAAGTGATTTACCGGATGCTGGGAAAAAATCCCGGCAATTTTTTTGACTCTTAAGATTTTATAAAATTGTAACAAATATTACAAAATATTCTTGATATATACCATGAAAGGAGGTATAATACCTCTATCGTTCATCTGGAAAACCAGACGGAAGTAAGCCGACGCGGAACGGATCGTTCATTCGCTATTCGCAAATAGCGAACGCAAACGCCGACTGAAGGAACGCTCTTTAACCTAAAAACTAAGGAGAAAACCTAATGTCAAAAGTCGTATATCGTGGCATCGAATATGATACTCAAAAGCGTCTTGAGTATCAACAGCAAATGATGCAACAACCTCAACAATACAACGAAACCTATCGTGGTGTTAAGTTTGTAAAAGAGGGGCACAAATGATGAAAAAACTCAATGTGCTTCAACTCATTAAAGAACAAAAGCAAAAAGAGAATCGTCGTCATCAGGCACTGCTTGTAAACGCAGGAGCAAAGTGATGTTAATCATCGCACAAATTACAGTTGCATCTGCTACTTTCATTACTCTTTTATCCCTGTACATTCAGTGGATTTATAAGTAACAAAAAGATTCAAAGGAGGGTTGATTCCCTCCTTTTTTTATGTTAGAATCTTGGGAGAGAATGGTATCTTATGGACAAGGACAAACTAAAACTTATAGTCCGTAATCTTGAACTGTTGGTTGATTCTCTGAAAGCAGAAATTTATTCTGATGTATCTGCTTACAAATACACAGAACCAGATGTGAGAAAAAGACCAATTTTAGATTACGACGAAATTTTTGAGGATTCTGATTTAGATGACTGATAGAGCAAGAAAACTGATAAAGTTGCTTGAGCGTCTTGTAAAGCAAGAGCATCTTTATACTGAAGAAAAAATTATAGAAATGAAACAACAACTGCGAGCACTCAAAGAAGAACTTGCAGAATTAGAAGCAAAAACATCAAAAGGATTTGGAAAGAAATGACTGTAAAACTTATTTCGGTAACGCCTGATGCAGAAAAAACAATGGCGTATGTTGCACGAGTTAGCAATCCTGCGAATCAGGACAACGAAAACTATGCCAAGTTGCTTGCTTATTGTATTAAGCATAATCATTGGTCTGTTTTTGAACAGTCTTTTATGACTCTTGAAATTGAAACGAATCGTGGTATCGCAGCTCAAATTCTCCGGCACCGTTCATTTACATATCAAGAATTTTCACAACGATATGCTGATAGTTCTCTGCTAGGTGATTATATTCCTGTTCCTGATCTTCGTCGTCAAGATACAAAGAATCGTCAGAACTCTATTGATGATATTGGTGATTATGAGAAACTAACCCTTCAAAGTAAAATTCAGGAGCATTTTGCGGAGGGTATGCGCCTCTACAAGCAACTTCTTTCTCATGGGGTGGCAAAGGAGTGTGCGAGGTTTGTACTGCCCTTGGCGACCCCCACACGCATCTATATGTCCGGTTCTTGCAGGTCATGGATACATTATATCAATCTGCGTTCTGCCAATGGAACTCAGAAGGAGCATATGGATATTGCTCTTGAGTGTAAGAAGGTATTTACCGAACAATTTCCATGCGTATCTGAAGCTTTAGAGTGGATCTAAATAAATTATCTTGAATTCGTAACTTTATGCCTGTATATCCTGTAGTCAATAAAACCACTGGCGAACAGAAAGAAGTGGAAATGAGTATCCACGACTGGGATCAGTGGAAAGAAGAAAATCCAGACTGGATTCGTGACTGGTCTGATCCCTCTACTTGTCCTTCTCCTGGAGAAGTTGGTGAGTGGAGAGATAAATTAATCGCAAAGAATCCTGGATGGAATGAAGTTTTAGATCGTGCAAGCAAAACACCAAAGTCAACTGTAAAAAAACTCTAATATGGCAAGAAGAAAAAGAGCAGAGCAACCAATCGGGGTTGGTCTTACAACTCGTCAAATGAAGCGTAGAAAACCACTGAGTGCAGAATATCTTGTAGATATTGAACCACTCACTGATAATCAAAGAAAGTTATTTGACTCTTATAAAGACCAAAAGCACATTGTTGCTTATGGATGTGCTGGAACTGGTAAGACTTTTATCACACTTTACAATGCCATTCAAGATGTATTGAATGAAAGAAGTCCTTACGAAAAAGTTTATATTGTTCGTTCTTTAGTTGCTACTCGTGAAATCGGATTTCTTCCTGGTTCTCACGATGATAAGGCAGATATCTACCAGATTCCTTATAAGAATATGGTGAAGTATATGTTCCAGATGCCTTCTGATGCTGACTTTGAAATGCTCTACGGTAATCTGAAGTCACAAGAAACTATTAAGTTTTGGTCTACTTCATTCCTTCGTGGCACAACTCTTGATAATGCGATTATCATTGTAGATGAGTTTCAGAATCTTAATTTCCACGAATTGGATTCTATTATCACTCGTGTTGGTGAAAATACTAAGATTATGTTTTGTGGAGATGCTACTCAGTCTGACCTACAAAAGACAAACGAAAGAAATGGAATCGTAGATTTTATGGCAGTCTTGCGTAAAATGCCTTCGTTTGATATAATTGAATTTGGTGTAGAAGATATTGTCCGTTCTGGACTTGTTAAGGAGTATATTATGGCAAAAATGGAGGCAGGTTTTTGACATTTAATCATGTTGATTTGGATTTACCCCAACTTGAGAGAGAAACGATTGATGGGGTAAGATATTATAAAGTTCCTGATAATGATGAGTTAATTAAACTTGTTTCTATCACTTCTGTTATTAGTCATATCAATAGAGAAAAATTTATAGGATGGCGTAAAAAAGTAGGTGAAGAGCAAGCAAATAAAATTACAAAAAGAGCAACAAGTAGAGGAACAGACACTCATTCGTTGATAGAAAGTTATTTGTTAAATGAAACTTTACCTTCTGTTCAACCAATTTCAGAATATCTATTTAAAATTGCTAAGACAACATTAAATAGAATAAACGATATATATTGTCTTGAAAGTTCATTACATAGTAAAATATTAGGAGTTGCTGGAACTGTTGATACAATAGCAAAATTTGATGGAGAATTATCTGTAATTGATTATAAAACATCAAAAGAACCAAAACCAATTGAGTGGATAGAAGGTTATTTTGTCCAAGCAATGTTTTATGCTATGGCATTTTATGAAATGACAGGTATAATGGTTAAAAAACTTGTAATTATTATGACTTGCGAAAATGGGGAATGTGTTGTTTATGAAGAAAGAAATTTGAAAAAATATATGAAACTTGTTGTAAAATACATCAAAGAATTTGTAAATGATAAGTTAAATCAAATTGCTAAATAAAAGTGCCTGTCTGGGTCGCACTTTTCAGGTGGGGAGTTTTATGCTCCCCTTATAAATACTAATGCGACCCTGATAGAGAAAAATGAAAGAGTACTATTATACATATTATTCTTATGAAGAATATGGTAGAGGATATTTTGGATCAAGAAAATGTTATTGTCCCCCAGAAGAAGATATAAAATATTTTGGTTCCTCAAAGGATAAAACATTTAAACCAACTCAAAAAATAATACTTAAAGGTGATTATAATACAAGAGAAGAAGCATATGCTGATGAAATTATTTTACAGCAGTATTATAAAGTAGTAGAAAATCCACATTTTGCTAATAAAGCATATCAAACTTCCACCGGTTTTTCAACATATGGTAAAAAACATACAGAAGAGCATAAAAAACATCTAAGTAAATTACTTAAGGGTAGAAAAACCTATGGTAATAAACCTCATCCATTTAAAGGTAAAAAACATACTAAAGATTGGAAATTGAATCAGAGTAATAGGATGAAAAATAATAATCCTATGAAAAGACCAGAAATATCTATGAAACAGTCTCAAAGTATGAAAGGAAAAACTCCTTGGAATAAAGGAATAACCGACTCAAGTATAACTGGAGGGAAAAATCCAAGAGCAAAAAAAATTATTTTTGATGGAAAAACTTTTGATTGTATAAAAGATGCTATTGAAAAAACAGGTGTAACTAGACATATGATTAAAAAGTCTTGTATTTTTCTTGACTAATGACTTATACTAAGTTATAATAAATACTATATTGTGAAAAATTATGAGTAATCCACTAGAAAGTCTTCTAGAAATTAAAATAGAATATATGGAACCAAATAAGGAATTAGAACAAGTTATAGAAAATAAGTTTCTTACACCTTCCAAGTTTGCTCTTGAGATTGAACACATTGTGGCAAGTGAAAATATGAATTATATTGATGCCATATGTCACTATTGCGAAATCAATAATCTTGAAGTAGACTCAGTAACAAAACTTATTTCTAAACCACTCAAAGAAAGACTAAAGTGGGACGCAATTCGTCTCAACTTTATGAAAAAAACATCGAGAGCAAAATTGCCTTTGTGATTGTGTCACCATTTGAAACCTATCAACATTATTTGTCACTTAAAAATCATTTTACAAATCCAAAATACGATTTCTTTAAGTACGGTGCGAAGACCCGTGCCAGCATCACATCTTTTAATCGTCGCCGGGATAAATATTTCTTCGAGAAAACATCGAGAAAGTATTCTGATAAAGAAGTCGTAGATTTTCTTGTATCAAACTTTGTAGCAGCAGACAACCCACAAAATCTATGGATTGGTTCCTTAATAAATGGCGGAGAACAAGTTTACGCAGATTGGATGCGGAGACAACAGAGTTTGACTTACTTGTTCAAAGAGCAAAGCAACGAATTATTCTCGGAGACCAAATTAGAGGATGCTTTGAATTGTTCCAAAGGACACCCAACAATCCTCAAAAAGTTTCTAAGCGGGCAGTTGTCGCTAGAAACCTTAACAATTTACGAAAAAATATTTCATTTCTCAAAAGACTTTGATAAAAAACTTCTGGATCCTGTGTGGGAAACCGTCAGTTTAAAAATCAAAAAATACGCGCCTTTCATAAATACTGACATATTCCAGTTCAAACGCATTTTACGGGACATTATCAATGAGTAACTTTTTTGATTCTGATATTATTCAAGATGAACTGAAAGAAATCAATCAGTTACAAGAACAAATTTACGGAAGTATTCTTACTTTCGGTATGATGTCCCGTGAAGACAAACTGGAACATATTGAAAAACTTGAAATCTTGCTTGAAAAACAAAGAGTAATGTATACTAGATTGTCTCTTTCTGACGACCCACAAGCGGTTGAAATGAAAGAGAATCTACGCAAATCAGTCGCACTGATGGGTTTCTCACCAGAGACTGATATGCAAGTCTTATTCAATAGTATGACTAAAACGATCCAGTCCCTCAAGAAATACATTGACGGTTGAGGGAATCCCTGTTATACTATCCGAGTAATCCAACGAATCCAATTTATCCGAGGTATCCAAATGGGTTTTTCCGACCTTAAAAAACAATCTAAACTTGGCTCTCTCACTGCGAAACTGGTGAAAGAAGTCGAAAAAATGAATACTAGTAGCACAGGTTCTTCTGATGACCGTGTATGGAAACTTGATTGCGACAAGAGTGGTAATGGTTATGCCGTAATCCGTTTCCTTCCTGCCCCTGACGGTGAAGACCTGCCTTTTGTGAAAGTTTATAGTCACGCATTCCAAGGTCCTGGGGGTTGGTTGATAGACCAATGCCTTACTACAATGAATCAAAAGTGCCCTGTGTGTGAGCACAACTCCACTCTGTGGAATAATGGCACTGATGCTGGTAAAGAAGTTGCCCGTAAGCAGAAGCGTAAACTGACTTATGTTTCTAACATTTATGTGGTGAAGGATCCTTCTAACCCTGAAAATGAAGGTAAAGTTTTCCTCTTCAAGTATGGTAAGAAGATCTTTGATAAACTCACCGAAGCAATGCAACCTGAGTTTGAAGATGAGACTCCAATTGATCCGTTTGACTTCTGGCAAGGTGCCAACTTCAAACTGAAGGCAAAAAATGTTGCTGGTTATCGTAACTATGACTCCAGCGAGTTTGCATCACAGAGTGCTCTGCTTGATGATGATGATGCTCTAGAAGCAATCTGGAAGAAGCAGTATTCTCTTGCCGAGTTTGTTTCTCCCGATCAATTCAAGACTTATGAAGAACTGAAAGCACGACTTCACTCTGTGCTTGGTTCTAAGGCATCGGTTCGTCTTGATGAAGAAGTTGAGTCTGAGGAAGAATACACCCGTGGTTCTGTAAAGGAACTTGATGATGATCTTCGTTCTGAACTGAATAATCTTCAACCTACCCGTCGTGCTGCGGTCGTTGAGGAAGATGAGGACGATGATGCCTTGCAGTATTTCGCTCGCCTCGCCCAAGACTAAATAATAATGCTCTAACAAGGTCGCACTTTTAGAGAAGGGTGGAGAAATCCACCCTATTTTATTATAAATACTATTGCGACCTTAATTTAGAAGCAGATGGAATACTACACTTACGCATATTTGCGTGAAGACGGCACACCTTACTATATCGGTAAAGGTAAAGGTAGAAGAGCATTTTTAAGGCATAGTGGATTTTACCCACCATCAAAAGAAAGAATCCTTTTCTTAAAAATAAATCTTACGGAAGAACAAGCATTTAAGCACGAAATTTATATGATTTCTATCTTTGGTAGAAAAGATTTGGGAACGGGCATTCTTCATAATAAAACTAATGGTGGCGACGGGTGTTCTGGTAAAATAATGACTGAACAAGATATTCAAAACAGAAGAAAGGGAAGACTTGGAAAACCTTTATCAGAATCTCATAAAAGAAAAATTGCAGAAGCGAATACAGGCACCCCAAAAACTATGACTGAAAAAAGAAGGCAGTCTGATATAGAAAAAGGTTTAAGAGCAAGAGGAAAACCAAAACAAAAACATAGTGATGAAACAAAAAGAAAAATAAGCGATGCAACACAAGGAAGAGTTCCTTGGAATAAAGGATTGAAGGGTGTTCAAAAAAATCCAAGAGCAAGAAAATTGTGTTATAATGGTATGGTATATGATTCAATAAAAGATGCTGTAAAACTTACTGGTAAAACAAAATACCATATTACAAAATATAGTTCTTTTTATGAAATCTGATTATTATATTGACCGAATCACAAAGAAACAGGCAGAAGACCTTCTACTGACCTATCATTACCTCAAAGATTTTTCTAAGGGATATAAATCAGGATACAATTACGGTTTATTTAAAGAAAATGAGTTCTCACCTCTAAATATTGGTGGATTAAAAGGGGTCTGTATCTTTACGGGACTGCCTGTTCCAGAAATTGCAAAAGGCGCTTTTGGACTTGAACGAAATGAACAACAAGGACTTTTTGAACTCTCAAGACTCTGCATTCATCCACAAACTCAACAGAGCGAGTATAATATCACTTCTTGGTTCGTTTCAAAAGCGATTAGACAATTACGAAAAGATGCTGAAGTTAAGGCAATCATTTCCTATGCTGATTCTGATTTTCATAGTGGTACAATTTATCGGGCTTGCAACTTTAAGTATGCAGGTCTCACAGATCCAAAGAAAGATTTCTACTATTCAGACGGAACTAAGCACTCTCGTGGGAAAGTAAAAGGTGCTGAAGGAGAATGGAGAGACCGCTCCCGCAAGCACCGATATGTTATGATATTTGATAAAAATCTAGAATTAAAATGGAATTGAAGATTTTGTATTTTCGGTTTTAATCAGTGTATCATTTACATATTGTGATGATCTATCATAAATCATTGCTTTTCTTGTGTCATTGATAACTTGCTGTAGGTATCTTGGTTTTAATACATAGATACCTCTCTTATCATTATTCTTTCTCACTTCATATTCGTAATTACTAATTCCCACAATAGGATCTGCAATAAGAACCACATCTTCTCCCAATCGTGTAGAATCATTCGTATACAAAGTTCCATTTTCATAATAAGAAATTTTAAAGTCAGCATCAACAATCTGACCTGCAGGGAGAATTAGTCTATCTTCCGAATCTCTGACTTCTTTAGTTTCATAATGATGAATTGCATTTAGATCATTACTATAGATTGATTCTGCATAATCATAAACTTGTTTATCGGAAAGTGGCCATTGATCTCTCAGTCTTGTGATTCCCGCAGATACAATCACAACCCAATCATATTGAACACTACCATAAAGTTCTTGGGCAACTAACTCTGGTCTGGATCCATCCGGAATCTGATACTTATCAAAGACAGTGAAGACATTCTGCAAGTCATCACGAAGTTTAACTCTACGAAACAGATTCTTAACTAGCAAATACTGATCTGATGAATTAGAATCTGATAAGAATGATTGATATTCTAAGTTTGGAAGTTCTCTAAAATAAGTCATTAGTATCCTACTCCGTATCTACCTTCTTCTGTTTCATAATCTTCTGCATAAATTGGTGTCAATTCTTGGAATTGTAAAACCAATTGCATATGAACAGGAGTTGCATCAGCATATGTTGCATATTGTCCAGATCCATTATAATTAACACTCATTTGTGTGAGAGCACATGGTTTAAATCGATGTAAAAATGGATGATGCTTTCCTCCACTCATATATTCCAATTTAAAAACATTTGGCGCTGAAACAAAAAGACCACCACCATCCACTCCTGGTTTTCCTTTTTGAGGAGTCATGTTCTTTTTTAGAGTTCTAATTATAGTTTTAATTACTCTCGATTCATTATCATCTCTTGGAACCATGTCAAATGTGAAATTAAATGCAGGGCGCATTGTAACTCCATTAAAAAGAACTTCTACATTTTCATTGAATACTTGACCAGTTGCTCTTGAAATAATTGGATTGATATTTCCTTGTCCTAATGCTGCTTGAACTGCTGCTGCAGCAGCGCCAGCAGCTGCTCCTGCCTGACCTTGGCCGGTACTCATAGCACCACTAATGTCTCCCCCAAAATTTTTAATTGAACTTATAAGTGAAGTAAATGGATTGCTACTTAGAACTGCATTAGATGCTGCAGCGCCAAGGTTTGCTACAATAGGATTCATTGTTCCAGATTGCCAATCAGCAGCATTATTATCTTGAATTGTTGCTGGCATTGGTAATATAATAGTTGCTTCAGACCTTTTAATTTTTCCTGCTGCAACAGCGGCGTCAAACGCTTGCTCACTTGTTCCCAGTGCAAATCCTCCAGTTAGATTTAGTCCTGGTGCTTCATACTTACGAATTTGTATTTTAAAATAATCATCTTGCGGTCCAATATTACTAAGAGGATATCGGAGTTGTTCTGACATTTATTTTTTTAACTATTTATTGTTAGTTTTGAATTAATTTGCCGTAAGGTACAGATCTTAATACTGCAAATTCTTGTTGAGTTAATTCATACAGTCCAGTGACTAATCGATCACCATCTTCAGTATTGTATTGTCTGATTTTTCCAAGATGATAATTAAATCCTCTGAACCCTTTTGGCAATATATCCCCCGCTATAATTAAAGGATGTCGGTCATAAACAATTCCTGGAGTTTTAGCATAGTAGATATAAGTATAGTATCTACCTGGTGATGGATATGCTCTTTCAGTTCCACTCAATCTTGATATAATTTCATCCATTAATTCTTCTGGACTTTCTGTTCCAAATAATGATTCTTTAAAATCTTTGAGACGATTTGTAAGTCTTTTACCATCAATTCTTCTAGGTGCCTTTGGATTGGCATCAATGTAATCAGAGTCATTTTTAATGATACTGATTAACTGATCTTTTGTTAATCTACGATATCCACTTAATTTTCCAACACCACTTGCAGTCGTGTAGTATATGCTATAAGATTCTGCAATCTCAACTAATTGTTCTTTTGTATAATCTTTTAATGGTTTTTCGTATCCAGTGAGTGCCATTACTTGATACCTAATTCGTGCTCAGTAATTACCTTGAACTCATATCCACGATCAGCACACCATTCTTTTGCTGCTTCCCACTTTGATTGATTTTTAGCGTATTCATATACTTCAGCAATGTATTTCTTTGTTTGTCTTTGAGGTTTAGTAGGAGGAACGGTTTGCTTTGATGGTTTGATTTCAATCATATACTTTTTAATAGTACCATCAGACTCTTTTACTTTTATGAGGAAATCTGGAAAGTACCGGTGAATTTTTCCGTCCAATGGAGATCTATACCACACAAACATTTCTTCACTGGAATATTCTAAAACATTTTCGTTCATATCACAATAATAAAGAAATTTTCTTTCCCAACTTGATCTATAATATATTTCGCAAACATTTCCTTTATATTTTTCAGGATTTGCTGGTTTATATTTTCCTTGTAAAAATTTTTTTCTACTCATATTTTTTCCATCCTTTATGACTTTTATTTCTTCCAGCAACTACTTGTTGTAAGCAACCAATGCTTAAATTATTATCTTTCGCAAATTTAGTAAGATTTTTAATTTCTACTACTTTTCCAGTTGGATCTATTAACTTATATTCTTTACTATTTTTTTCAGATATTTTCTTTTTTATTTCATCTGAAATTTTTTTTCCTTTATTAGGACTTGGGTTATTTTCATAATATTTTTTTATATTTTCACTCATTTTTTCTCTGGTTTCTTTATTGTGGGTTTTTCCATACATTGGATTTAGTTTTCCAAATCTAGCACTACCATACATACCGTTTTTTTCACCACAATTTACTCTAGAGTTTCTGAAATTTTCATCTGTTTCGTGTAAAAATTTTGTCCTTTCACCTATCATTTTTCTAACTTCTTCTGTATGTGTTTTTCCATAGAACCCATTTTTATAACCACTACATCCACCATCATTATCACTTGTGAAAAACTCTTCAATAATTTGCTCACCTCCTAAATTGAAAATTTCATTAAGTTTTTTTGTGCTAAATTTATAATAAATTCTTTTCATATTGAAGATATTTTTATTCCATATTATTTATAATTAATATTTTCCTTTGTACGACATCTAAATACTTACAACAAGAAACTCATAATAGGTATTTAGAGTGGCAACACCACGTAGGATATCAGATATCAGACCACTATTTACTAATCTTGCACAAACTTCTCATTATGAAGTTAAGTTTGGTGGATTGCCACCAGAACTGACAGGGTACTTATCTAGAAGAGGAATATCATCAAGATTTATTGCTGAAGATGCTGGTCTTTTATGTCATAATGCTGTTCTTCCAACAACCCAACTTGCAACTGTAGATATTGCTGGAAATTATATTGGTATCACCGAAACCTTTGCTCATAGAAGAGTTTATCAAGATATAAGTCTTGAATTTTATGTTGATAAAAATTATAATACATTAAAGTTCTTAGAACATTGGATGGAATTTATTGCAAGTGGATCATCAAATCCAATCAATGGATATGATCCAATTAATAGTAATGTTGATCGTGGATATTTCATAAGAATGCAATACCCAGAATATTATAAGTCAAATCGAACAAGCATTGTTAAATTTGATCGTGATTATCAAAAAGAAATAGAGTATACTTTTATTGGATTATATCCTTATAATATTGCATCGATGCCAGTTTCTTATAGTCAATCTGATGTATTAAAAATGCAAGTTACATTTAAGATTGATCGTTATGTAATTGGAAAATCATATAGTGTTAATTATAACAGAAATGATGATGGAAATAAAACTCCTTCTCAACCACAACAACCAATTCCTACTCAACCAAAACCAAGATTAGTTCCGAGATCTCCTGGATCCATTCCATCAAATGGTGTAGAACTATTTCCTTTCGGTCAAAGTTTGGCAGAATCTTTAGAGATCCGTAGGTCTAACAGATAAATAATTTGATCATATTTGCAGTTGAAAATGTCATTACCTAAAATTGCGACTCCTTCGTATTCTTTAGAAATTCCATCTCTCAAAAAAGAAATTAAATATCGTCCGTTTCTTGTAAAGGAAGAAAAGATCCTTATTATTGCAATGGAAAGTGAAGATCCAAAGCAAATTGCGAACGCCGTTAAAACTGTAATCAATAATTGCATTTTAACCAAAGGAATTAAGGTTGAACAACTTGCAACTTTTGATATTGAATATTTGTTTCTTAATATTCGTGGAAAGTCTGTTGGTGAAACCGTTGATGTTTTAATTACTTGTCCTGATGATGGACAAACTCAAGTTCCTGTGAGTATTAATCTTGATGATATTCAGATTACTGTTGATGAAAATCATTCAAGAGATATCAAACTTGATGATAATCTAACTTTGAGGATGAAATATCCATCAATGAATGAGTTCATTAAATCTAATTTTGGAAATGAATTTAATATGAGTGTTGATGACACATTTAATCTCATTATTTCTTGTATGGAACAAGTATATAATGAGGAAGAATCTTGGTCTGCATCTGATTGTACTCAAAAAGAGTTGTCTGAGTTCATTGAACAATTAAGTTCGAAACAGTTTAAAGAAGTTGAAAAGTTCTTTTCAACAATGCCTAAACTTTCTCACACTCTTAAAATCAGAAATCCAAATACAGAAGTTGAAAGCGAAGTCCTATTGGAGGGTCTATCAAGTTTTTTCGCCTAGGAATGGCTCATGAAAGTCTTGAGTCATATTATAAGACAAACTTTTCTCTGGTACAGCATCACGGTTGGTCTCTTACTGAAATTAATGAAATGATTCCATGGGAGAGAGAAATTTATATTGCTCTTCTAAAACAATATATTGAGGAAGAAAATCTAAAAAATCAACAAAGTCATTAAAATATTATTTGATTTTAATAACTTTTAGGATATCTTTATGTTTTTTTCTAATTCCTAGATAAACCATATGAATATTTCCACAACTATAATTATTTTCTTTTGCCCAATTAGATAATCCACATATTTCTATCACATTTCCATTTGAGAAAGTAAGTTTCCACCAGTTTGCTCTTGGATGATTTTCTCCTAATCGTGCCTTACTCATTTTTATTTTGGTTTCTTGTGAAGCAGATTTTCCATAATTATGGTTTTTGTCTCCTTTTTGTGCATTGCCTATTTTTTCTTTATGTTCTTTTGAGAGAGTTTTATTTTTGTTTATTTTACTCAAATTTAATTTAAATTCTGCAGAGCGAATGGCACCTGAAGAACCTTCACCACCATCAGTTTTATTATTAAGAATACCAGTCCCAATATCTTTTCTACCAAACAAATTAATCATATACTTTTCGTGCTTGAATGCTTCTTCTTCAGTTAAGTTTTGTTTTAGGAATATTATTCTTGATTTATCTTTGGGTGGTTTTGTTCCTTTATATTTTTTATATACTCTATTACCTTGCCCCTTACCAATGTAATAAGGAGTTTTATCTTCCCGCAAATATGCATAAGTGTAAAACCTATTAGGGTTTACCATAACTGCTCTTTAGTTGACTGCATTAATATTTATAATTTAAAGGAGAGTATTTCTACTCCCCTACCCGTAGAGATTGCAGTCAACTTCAGGCAGAATTATTTATTGTACCATAAATAAAGTGTATCGAAGAAGAAAACCTAAAGAACCAATCAAATGGCTGAGTTAGATCCCGAAAAAGTTGGTAGATCTGGTGTTGATCCAGTTACGGGATCTCCTTTGTCTCAAGAAGTAAGAACTGCTCTTTTAAGAAAATCTACTATTGATGCATCAGTCTTTCAGAATATTGAAAATAGAAGGGCGCAAACTGATGCACAAAATGCAGAATTATCTAGAGGGCAAAACGAAGCTCTTATAGGATTTAATTCTACTCTTCAGGCGATAAGAACAGATATTGTAAAACTAGGAACTGGACTTTCTGGTATTGCACTTCTTCTTCAACAAGATGCAACAGAAGATCAAAGTAAAGTTAGAGTAGATCAGGAAAAAGAGAGAAGATTAGCAGAGCGTCAGATTAGAATTGGAAAAGAAAATGAAATAGAACAAAAAATTCAAAATGCAGTTACTGAACCTGTACAACGATTAGTTCCAAAAGTAAATGATATTTTTGGTAGAATCGGTGCAGCTCTTGGAATTTTATTTGGTGGATGGTTAACAAATCAAACTGTTCAAGCAATAAAAGCATCTGAAGAAGGAAATACAAAATTATTCAATGACATTCGATTTAATATTCTTAAAAATGTTGGAATAGCAGTTGGTGGATTGTTTGCAATTCGAGCAGGATTTTCATTAATTAAAAGAACAATTGGTGGTATTGCTTCGGGTCTAATTAAACTTTTAATTGCAAAACCTCTTGCACTTGCTGCATCGTTGATTCCTCGTCCTGGTGGCGGTCCAAAACCAGGTGGTCCAAAACCATCTACAAATACAGGTTCAAGAGTTGGTAGTGGTCTTAATGTAAGAGGTAACCTTGCAGTTGGCGCATTAATGACTGGACTTGATATTGCTGGTGGTGA